TGGATTTTAACGATTTACTTTTAGTTTCAGGGGCTTACGCTTCAAATTTTATGAAGAGCTAGTCATTTACAACGAGCGTCACAAATTGGCCTTGTCGTTATCCACCATTTCCGATGGTCAAGTTGGATACGGTGAGGCCAAACTCATGACAGCGGCAGAATTGACTAGCTCAATCAGGTATTACGAGCGCATAAATCGCGCCAAGAAAAACGACAAAAATTTAACAATATCAGAACTTTGGGAGGGCTTGTAATGTCCAGCAGTCTAAATATTGCATACACAATCAGCGCGATTGACAAGCTGTCGCCAGCTTTGAAAAAGATAGAGCAGCAGGTGGCTAAGTTATCAAAAAACTTGCAAAACTTAAACAAGCCAATTGCCGTGCAAGTCAACACAAAAGGCGCACAAAGTGCAATTGCCAAGCTAAAAAATCAGGGTGGCATCATTAACATGAAAGTGGCCGCCGACACCAGCGCCGCTGAATCGGCAATCGCAAGCCTGAAAAAAGATTTGAACGCTACCATGACGGTAGGCGCAAAAAACACGGGCGGCATATCATCCATTGGCCTTGGTGGCGCTGGCCGTGCTGGTATGACAGCTGGGCTTACGGGCGGCGCGATGTCGGCGGCTGGTTTGGGCGTTGCGGCGGCAGGCGCGGCGGCTGTCGCTGGCATATCGGCCTCTGTCGTACAATTCGCAGAGCTTGAAACGGCACAGTTAGCGCTGTCAAAGGGGTTAAACAAGAGTATGGGAGAAATAGGGGCGTATACCAGCGAGATGGCTAAATTATCGGCGGAGGTTGGTTTAAACCAAACTGAAGTCACGTCGATGGCGGTGGCATACGCTAAGGCCGATTCAACTTTAAACCCTGCGCAATTGAAAGAATTAACAAAGTTAACCATTGCCTCTAGCAAAGCTTGGGATATTAACAGTGAATCTGTCCTTGATTCGTTCCAGTTATTGCAAGCAATATATGGCCTTGATTCTAAAGGATTGACGGAAATGGCCAACAAAATTGACATGCTGGGTGATAATTTTGGCGTGTTAAATGAACAATATTTAAATGACTTCATCTCTCAAGGCGGCGCAGTGGCAAAGTCATTGGGGCTGAATGAAGACCAGATGCTTGCGTGGGCAAGTACGGCTGGCGAGATGAAGGTTCAAGCTGGAGAGGCTGCCAACGCATTAAAAATTATCGGCGGCAACATCAATGCTGGCGACGCTGACGAGGCTATTAAGTCGCTTGGTTTAAACCTTGCCGAAATCCAAAAAATGCCAATTGCTGAAAAAATGCAGAAAATATTGCAGGCACTCGGTAACTACGATGGCGCGGACAAGGGCGAGCTTGCCAAGATGATAGCTGGCGGAAACTATGACGATGTACTTGTTCGAATGTCAACATCCAATGAAGTTTTTGCCAAATCTTTGCAGTTAACAAGCGACAAGGCGGCGATAGCGGGTCGCGTCACAAAAGCTTTATCGCTCGAAGCACAAACGTTGTCGGGCAGGTACAATCGCGCAATGGCGAGCGTGACAAACTTTGGCGCGTCAATAGGCGACATGATTAACCAAACCCTGTTCGGCAAAGAAGTCACGGCACAGTTTGATGCGTCAATTGCCAACTTAAGCGTGGCTTTTGGTGGTGCTGGCAATGACATAAAATTCATGGAAGTAGCCGTTTTTGGGCTTGCTTTTGCCTTCGATACGGTCGCTTTGGGGATAGGCTTAGTTATTGATGCAGTGTCGATTCTTGGCGTGGTATTAAAAGGCGTTGTGGACGCGATGTCTTACTTGGCCAGTGGCGAATTTAAGCTTGCATTGGCCGCAGTTGGTGAGGCTGGCTCAAAAACAAGCGAGATTGTGTTTAATCGAGTTGAGGCACAACGGGTTCAGGGCAAAGAGTTAGAAGACAAGTGGGCGGCAATTCAAGGCGGCCAACGTGCAATGCGCGATCGTGATGGCAAAATAATGCAAACGGAAACCGCGACGGGTGTTAAAATCTTTACAAAACCACCAGCAACGGCGGCGGCTGGGCAAACGACAGGCGCGGCGGCAAAACCAGCCAACCCAGCCGAGGCGCAAAACGCACAATTAACCAACCAAAGTGCCGTTATTAACCAACAAACCAGCCTTAAAAATCAAGAAGTTGCGGCCAAGCAGGCAGAGGTTGCGCAATTGACTAATCAGTCGGCTATTTTGCAAAACCAAGCCACGACAAGCTTTATGGCAGGCGTTGAGCGATTTAATCAAGTTGCAAACAGCATAAACCTGTCGCAAACCGTCGCGGCTGGCGGCACTGGAAACCAAGGGAGATAAAATGAGTAGGCTTTTAGACGCGAGTTTCAAGGGCGTGAAATTCTTTGTTGACGGTAACGAGGGCTTGCAAAAATTTGGGCGTAACCTTGTCGTAACAGAGTACCCAAACTCAAAGGAGCAATATGCCGAAGACACGGGCGGCTTTGCCGATTCTTTTGAGATTGACATCTTCTTTGTTGGCGAATTTGCCTATGAGGATTTTGAGGCATTTCGCAACGCGGCCAACGAGGAAGGCTTTGGCGATTTAATCTTGCCGATGCAGGGTGAGTTTAATGTCAAATGCGGCCAATGCGTCCCGATTATTCAGCCAAATAAAACAAGCCAATACATTCAAGTATCCTGCTCGTTTTTCACGAGTAGAAATGACGCAGGCTTTGTCGATGCGCCGCTGGACGTTCAGTCGGTTCTTTCGTTTGCGTCTGAATTTCGTAAAGAGTTGGCCGCGTTTTTTAATAGTAGCTTTTTTGTTGCGGTAAACGATGCGTTATCAACGATTGTTGCGATTACTGACATTGAAAGTATGATGCACGATTTAAAATACATTTTAAAACAAACATCTGCGCCCATGACTGAAGCTTTTCAAAAGATTGAACAAATCGAGCAGAATATTGATTACATACTCGATACAAACTCAATCGGCAATGAAATAAGTGAGCTTTTTGAGGTAATCAGTAACGGTTACGTAACATTTGAAACGCAAGAATCGGTATCATATTTTGCCGATGCTGGCAGTGTTTATGAGTCCAATTTATCGACACAAATCACTAACCAATCTAGCGCAATTGGTGGGCAAGCGTACTGGCCAAGCGATACTCAAACGCGCATAAATCGCAACGCAACGCGCGAGTTGTTGGCATCATTTTATAAAGTCAACACTTTGACGCTTGCTTATGAAATGTATCCGTCTACCCAGCTTAATACCGACATTCAATCGGTTGAGTTAAAAAACAAGTTGGAGCAGAATTTCGATAAGCTTTTTTTTGGAGTAGAGAACGATGCGAATGGCTTGCCGATTTCTGACGCTGTTGAAGTACCCGATTTTTTGCTTAGCAAAGATGTTTTTGACGGTTTTAATGCCGTAAGGTTGGCCGCATTTCAAGCGCAAGAAGCTAGCAAAAGCGTTAAGTACAAAGTGGAAAAAATCGATACTAAACAAAGCTTATTCGCCGATATTTTAGGCTTTACTTACGCAGGCCTTGCCGATATTATCAAAAATGAGGCAGAATTGGTTGAGGTGGCCGAGGCATTGCGCAAGCAGAACCGACGCGCAACGTACCTTGTCGGCGGCAAGCTTGAAACATTAAGGAGGTTGTGATGTTTACTGTTTCAATCAACAACAAGCCCGAGGCGAACTGGACAAAGCTTGATTTTTCGCGTTCAATCGATGAGAACGTGGGCACGTTTAGCATATCAGGCACGTTGGCCGCAAAGGACAGTAAAATTCAAGCCAACGATTTGGTAAGCATATATTTTAAAAACCAAATTGTCATGACTGGGGTGATTGATAGGATAAGCATCAGGGGAGGGCGTGACGGCACTGAAATCACATACGGCGGTCGTGACGTGGTATGTGATGCTGTCGATAGTTGTGTGCCTGACAAGCTGAAAAACATCAAGGGCGAAATTACGCTGAAAAATTACGCTGAAAAATTGATAAGCGGCCTTGGCTTGACAAACAAGGTTATCGATACCACCAAAGACGGCGCTGGTTCTAAACCAGTTAAGCAACAAAAAGCAATCGAGAGCGGCGAAAAAGCGCTTGAGGCAATCACAAAAATGGCGGCCAAATTGCAGCTTTGGATTGTCGCTGATGAAAAAGCTGATTTGTTGATCATGAGAGCTGGCGAGTTGGATTTAGGTACAAAGTACTGCTATCTTAAAAACGGCGCTGGCTTAAATAACATTCTTGACGCGGAGCTGGAAATAGACACCGCTGAAATATTTAATAAAATCAAAGTTAGAGGCAAAGGGTCGGTGGCGTTTGACATTAACGCAAGCAACGATAACATTACTGACTTATCGGGCTATAATTATGACGAACTGGCGCGGCCAACCCGATATTTAGAGATAAAAACAAACGACACAATGACGCTTGAGCAGATAAAGCAGCGCGCGCAAGACGAAATCAATTATCGCAAGGCAAAAAGCGTACAATACCGCATCAGCACCAATTTTTTTCACACAAAAAGCGGTGGATTTATCAAAGTCGGCGGCGTTGTCGACGTTGACGATGAGATAAGATGGGTGAGCGGTAAAATGATCGTTCGCTCGTTTACAACAAGTTACAGCAGAAACGATGGCACGAAATGCGACTTGATGCTTGCGCCGATTGAGGCTTATCAAATCGTTGACTTAGACGAAAAACAGTACAAAACAAGCAAAACCAGCAAGCATATTAAAAAATCTGATAAAAAATTCAAGGAGTCTTAAATGATAAACATTGCAACAGTCACGGCATCAAAACAAAGCGGTGACCAAAACAGTGAACTTGCGCGTGATGGCCAAGAAGGCGTGGCCACACAAGTGCTGGCACACACAGGCACGGCATACCGTCCAAACAGCGGCGACTTGGTGGTAACTATGCCGATAGAGGGCAATTCTGGCAATTCTTTCTGTATTTCGATTGAAAAAAACGGCGCAAAAGTCACGTTGCAAGAGGGTGAAATAGCTGTCGGGCACTTTGCAAGTGGTGCCTATGCTGTTTTTAGGAATGACGGCACGATTGAAAGCTTTGGCACGGTAAAGCACACGGGCAACGTGACAATCACGGGCAATTTAACGGTGACTGGCAACACCGCAACAAGCGGCACGGCAACGGTTACTGGCCAATTAACAAGTGCATCAGCCGTCATCGGTGGTAAGCCATTCGCAACACATACGCACCCGAATCCCGAGGGCGGCAATACTGGGGGGGTCAATTAATGCAAGATTTAAAAAAGATAATGGACAGCAACGGGCTGTTTGTTTATGCTAGCAAAAATGGCGATTTAGACACGGTCGAGGGGTTAGAGGAGGCGGTTAAAGTAAGCCTATTCACCGATTCAAGGCTAGAGGATTCAACTGTTAAAGACCCTTTTAGGCGTGGTGGCTGGGTTGGTGATATTTTGAACAACGACAAGCGTCAACTGGGCGGCAAGACGTACTTAGCTGAGCGCGCAAGGGTTGAACAAAACACGCTAAACAATGCAAAAGAATGGGCGAGAAAATCGCTTGATTGGCTTGTGAAAGATGGTGTTTGCCGCAACGTGATTGTTAATGTTTCTTTTTATAAACAACGCAATTTGACGTATAATATAAGCATAGTTGGCCGCGATGGCGCAAAATACGATTATGTATACCTTTGGGATAAAACTTATGGCTTTGAGAACACTCAAAATAACAACTCTTGAGCAAAACGGGCTTGCAAGGCTGAAAGAGCTTGAGCCTTCAATTGACACGACGGTTTACGGGTCAGTGGTCACTAATCTGATTCGGTCGCTTGCTATCACAGCATTCCCAGTGACTTTTTTGGCGCGTGACGTTTTAGACGATGCGTTTCCACAAACGGCACAAGGCGAGGCGCTGGACAACATCGGCCGCGACAGTGGCGTTGAGCGCAAGCTTGCAAGCCAATCAAGTGGGCAAGCCTTGCTTATCGGTTCGGTTGGCCAATTCATTGACGCTGGCGCTGAATACAGTACTGGCGCGGTCGATGTTTACACAGAATCACCCATAACGCTTGACAATGTTACTTACAACGTCACCAACGTGGCCACGGCGAACGGGATTTTAACTGTCACGTTCGGCACAATTCACGGCCTTGCGAAAGGCGTTAAAGTCACACTATCAGGGCTTGTAAATTCGGCGCTTAACGGCCAAAATGAAGTAACGGGCATTGTTTCAAGCACCGCCGTCACGTTTAAAACCACGTCGCAGCTGGCTTTTAGCGGTGTAAGTGGCGGTACTGCCAGCCTTATCGGCGGCCTTGTTGGCATTAAGTCGATTGGTTCGGGTATCTCTCAAAATGTTATTAGCGACATCAAGCTAAGCGGCGACAATGAGGCTTATGTCACTTACAACGGCTTGACGGGCGCAAGTGACGCAGAAAGTGATGACGCTTATCGCCAGCGCATCATTGACGCGCGAAACATTTTGGACGGGGTATTTACTGCGCCACAAGTTCGCAATGCCTGCTTGTCAATCGAAGGCAACACACGGGCATGGGTTGTTTCGCCAGAATACCTTGTTTTTGGTGGGGTTGAAGGGCAAGCAGGGTACAAGCCACAGCCTGGTCAGGTTGTTTGTTACGTCATTCGAGACAATGACGTAAACCCAATACCAAGCCAAACGGTGCTGAACGCCACCAAACAAGCCGTGATTGATTTGGGTAAAATGCCCGTCCACACTGTACCAGATGATATTTTTGTTTTTGCGCCCAATTTGGAGGCCGTAAATATTGAAGTTGGCGCACTCGAGCCAAACGTTGCAAGCCTAAAAATTGCCATTGAAAATGAGTTAAAGGCTTTTATCAATGATTATTTAGATTTAGGGCAATCGTTGACAAACAACCAAATTATAAGTGTGATTCAGTCGACGGTTGACGCACAAGGCAACACGCCAAAAACATTCGTGCTTTTAAGTGCGCCGTTAATCATTGGTTCAAGCGGTCTTGTGACGTTCGGGGGTGTGACATGGAGCTGACTTATTCGCCGCTTGGGTTTCCAGAATCTGATGGCGTACCAATCGGCGCTGGCGGGGTGTTACTAAGCGGCACAGAATTTTTATACAAGCCAAGCCTTGCCGAGGTCGAAACTTGCGCAAAGATATTTAGCCTTTCTTTGCCAAAAGGCCGATATTGGGAAGCTCACGGGGTGGCTGGTACACCTGACAACGCCCTTGCGATGGCCGTCGGTGAACAGCTTGCCGTTATTTTTGCTTATTTTTATTACTTGCGAAAAGAGTTAAGCATTGATACCACTGTTGACTTAATCACGAATTGGGAGGAATCGGTGGGCTTGCCTGACGCGTGTACGCTTAACACTTCCAACGATTTAGAAACGCGGCGTAAAATCGTTAAGCTTTTTTTAAGCAGAAAAACGTTTGTTACAGTTGAAGATTTTGAAAATTTAGTACTTGATTTAACTGGTTTTAATGTTAAGATAGTGCCACGTCGAAGTTCGGACAGCTTGTATAATATTGGGCTTGACATCGCAGGTTTTGACTTTGCATTTTTTACAACTCTCGAGGCCAACCGCTTTACTTTTGACGTGATTGTCGATTATTCTTTGAACAACGCATCAACCATCGGGGCGGCTTTGTTAGACCAAGCGTTGCTTGACGATTACGTTACACCGCCGACTGTTATTGAATGCTTAATTAACAGAATTAAGCCAGTCAATTCGGTCGCAATTTATACATACGACACAGATTTATACAATTCGATTCAATAAAAAAGGAGCTAAAAATGAAATTATTTGGAACGGGAAACACGCCTTTTCAGCCTGCAAACCCAGCTTTGGATATTCCAGATGGAGACCCACGCGAGCTAACAACCGTCACGAATCAATCATTAAATAACCTTTACGGAGAGTTAAAACTTGCGATAGAGCGCAGCGGTCAAATCCTAACAGACGTAAACGGGACAAGTCCTAACCTAGGGCAACTTTGGAACGCAATATCATCTGCGAGATACAAATCAGTGGGGACGTCGACGGCTGGGCAAACAACAACAACTGGTCAAATTGTCACCAACAATTTAAATTTTACTGCTCATTGCGATGGTTTTGTGATTTTGAATGCTATCCTGAATGTTACTAAAGAATCAGCAGGCCGATATACCAATGCGGTGTTTGTGAACGGTTCTAACGTTGGCAGCCTTGGTGAAGCAGGGACAACTGTCATCCAGTTTGGTGTTGCTTGCACGAAAGGTACGAGCTACGCTTTTCAGCAAAAAGTAACGGTAACCACAGGCGGCACGGCTGGATTAGGTACTCTTTTTTCTTATTCATTCTTTGCTGGTTCAATTTAATCAAGGACATAAAATGTTTACATTAACTTACGACAAAACGGGCAAAATAATTGCCAAATCACACTACAGCGAGCATCAAAGCACGTTGCCAAGCGACCAAATTGAATGCACACAAGAGCAGTTTTTAAATTGTCAAAATTATCAAATTGTTGACGGTAAAATTGTTCAAATTGCAAGCGACGTTATTTTGGCTACACTCAAAGCCGACTTGTGCGCAAAAATCGACGCGCGAGCGGTTGAAGTTGGTGATTCAACAGTGAAAAGCAGCGTGTACTTGTCGAGCGAATACCAACGCAACGCAAGCGATGCGCAAGCGTGGAAGGACGCTGGTTATACGGGAGAGCCGCCTTTGTCAGTTAAGACTGGCGCAGAATCTCACGGCATAACGGCAAAAGAAGAGGCTGATTTGATTTTGCGCGAATCTGCGATGGCTGAAGGCTTTATCGAGACCTTGCGGACGTGGCGCATGACGGCAAAGGGCTTAAATGGGATTCAGGGCGCAGTAACGGTCGAAGCGGCGCAGGCGGTGTTTGATGCGGCGATTTTTGACTTAGAAAAAGCAATCG